AAAGTACCCTCAGAAAGACAACATCACTCTGTCAATTTCCCCACGCACCGATGTACTTTAACGAATAGTTGCAAATTGTATATAACATCACACAAATATTACATTGGCAATCTGCACAAATTATATCTTCAAAATTTGTGCAGTTTTTACTATTGTATTATGATATACTATTGGAGTAGCAAGAAAGGGGTAATTATATGAATGTAACATTTTATAGATATATCTATGGACTTGATATTGAAACAAGTACTATTGGATATGATTCTGATAATAATTTATGTATTCAACATAATAACGAATGGTACAGAAAAAACAATATGCAACATATCGAAGCAGATGATATAGTTAAAAAATGTTCGTTTATGTATTCCTTTTGCGTTAGTCAAATTGATAGTGAAACAGGGTCATATAAAAAACTTAAATTCGGCAGAACCTACGAGGATTTAGATAGCTATTTATTTGAATTAAATACATATATGGAAGATAGAGAACTTACAGGGCTTTTTTACATTCATAATCTTTCTTATGAATATAGTTTCTTTTGTAATAATTTAGAGTTTTTTAAATCCGATACAAGATTAAACAATAAAGGATATATGTTTTTAGAAAAAAATAAACCTTTATATTATCAATGCCATAATTTACAATTTAGATGTTCGTATTTATTACTTAATAAGTCAATTAAAACTTTGGGAAAAGAATTGAACTTGCCTAAGTTAGATTATAATTACACTAAACTTCGAACTCCCTTAACCGAAATGGAACAAGAAGAAATTGATTATAATTATAGAGATGTTGAGATTATGCTAAAATCAGTATATAGTTTAATTAAAAAGAATCCTTACATCACTAACTTGGAAAGTATTCCTTTTACAAAAACTGGCATAATGCGTTTTAACTGTGAACAAAACCCCGATATTAATGTATCAGAATATTACACGAATAAACACGGAGAAAAGAAAAAAGGAAATTTATCTAAATTAAATAAATTTTTATGCAGATTAGAAAATGCAAAAAACAAAGAACAGCTTGAATTTTGGGAAAAACTTTTTCAAGGCGGACTGGTTTATTCAAATCCAAAATACATAGGTCAGGTTAACCATAATTTAGGTAGTTTTGATTTTTCTAGTGATTATCCTTTTCAGATGTTAACAAGAATCTTTCCTAGTCAATTTATAGAATTTGAGGGAGATAAAATTAAAAAGTTAAATCAATGTATGTATAAGGCTACACACTTAAATTACATACGTCCGAAGCCTTTTAGAAATATGTTTAATGCAATTATTATCATATCTGATATAAAGGCAAAGTTTGATTTTCAACCTATAGGAACTAGCAAGATTGAAGAGTTAAACGAAGCGTTAAAAAATATGTATAATAGTAAAATAATCAATGGTAAAATATTAGAAATCAAGCCTAAGATAAAAATGTATGTGACTTGCATTGATTACTTAACATTATCTTTATTTTATAATTTTAAACTTGTTGATGTTGAATATTTAGAAATAGCAACCCGATACAAGTCTACTAACGAATTTAAGCTAAACAGCGTAGAGTATAATGGAAGAAAAAAAGCCGAATATAAAGTATATAATTCTTTGCTTGAAAATGCTACAGAATACAAGCAGTATAACAAAGAAGAAATTCAGGACGATTTTTTCAGGCATATGATAAACTCGGAAAAAGATTTATACGCACAAAAAACAACAGCCAAACAAATTTATCAAAATGTAAAAGCTGACCTTAACGCTCTTTATGGTGATAATGCTCAACATCTGTTAAGAGATAAAATCTCGTATGATAATAAAAGTTGGGAGTACATAGAAGAACAAAGTGATTTTGAATCTGATTACTTAAACAAACAACATAAAACATCTTATATTTATGGATTATATGTTCCTCAATATGCTAGAGCTTCAATATTATACATAGCATACATTTTTTTAATCAACGGAATAGATGTTTATTACATTGATACGGACAGCATTAAGGTTAAATATAGTAAAAAAGTACAGACTCTAGTTGACGAATTTAATAAATTACAACTTGAAGCGTTAGGCAAGTACAAATATTTAGGATTTGGAGTATTGGAACACGAATTCACTGCGACACAATTTTCATCATTAGGAACAAAGTCATATATATTTACTAAGGTAGAAAAAGGCAAGGAACTGCTACAAGCTACTATATCAGGATTACCGAACGCAACTATGTTATTCAATCAAATTTATGATTATTACGACAAGTCGTTTGAAGAAATGGTAGAAAGCTGTTATCATTACGGCACTATATTTGACAGAAAAATAGCGAATCGATTAGCAAGCACATATAAATTTGAACGTTACAACTTAGTAATAGATGAATACAAAGAAAGTGTAGTTAGCGGAGTAGTTCTTGAATCTGTTGACGTAACTATGCGAGATTTCAACACTAAAACTTGGGGAATATATGCAAAGTTAATATGTAATTTATATAATAAGGACTATGAATTATTCACAGCAAAAACTATAATTACATTGGATAAAAACAAAGACTTATACATAGAATAGAAAGGAGATTAAAAATGAAAAAAAATAACAAATTATACCCAGATGTTACGCAGTCGACAAGCACTAGATATTTAAAAAAGACTGGGTCAAATGAATGGTTCGATAGACGTTCAGGGCAACTTTTTTATAAGCAAAAAGGTAAACTTATGATTAAGATTGATGAACAGGAAAGAAAAGCACATAGGCAGTTAATGGATAAGTTAAGAAGAGAAGAGAAAAAGTCAGGAATATCAACTAAGGCAGAAAGAGAGACCGAAGCAAAATTATGGAAAGAATATACTAACTCTGTTAGAGAATTTAACAAAGGCAAGAAAAAAAGAGCCTCAACAGTTGCACGAAGAAGAAAAGCATTAGAAAGCAAACAATCGGAACAGTATAGATATTGGCATCAATCCCCCGAAAAATTAAGAAAAATGCAACAGGACAAAAAAAGAGTAATGATTATGCGAATATCAGGAAAGCATAATGTAAAAAATGCAGAATATTATAATGATTTAATTAGATTGCTTTCTGAATATTCTAAATTACCCCCTACAGAGGTTGAAAGTTTAATATTCCCCAAAGCCTTAGAGGAAGAGACTAAGTATCAAGCTATCAAGGAATTATTAGATACTGGATATTATAACTTTTTAGATGCCTTGGAAAATCAATATAAAAAAGGATTAATAAGTCAGGCTGATATGATACAGGCGGAACAGTTAGCAGATTTAGGAATTAAGAGGTTGAATAATTATGATTAAAAAAGCAAATTTAAAAAAAGCATTAGATGAACTCAATGCTTTTAAAAAATCAAAAAATAAAAAATTCAATTATTACAGCTATGATAACGCGAAAAAGAATTATAATTTTGATATATTTTTTTCGTTGGGAACTCGAACAACAGGAAAGTCCACAGCTACGCAAAGAGATATAGTACTACAAGACTTTTATGATAAGGGAACTCAATTTGTTAAGCTATGTCGATATAAAGATGATTTAAAAACATTACATCAAGCTAATTGGTGGACGGAGTTTATTGTAAAAACTTTACATAAATATGACATACACATAGAATATAAAGGAAACATTTACTATATAAATGAGTATGACGCTTATTTAGATGATGAACGGAACTTCAACAGAAGCGACTTTATAAAATCAGCACAGATACTTGGCTATGTTATACCAGTAATGCGACAGCAGAGTTATAAATCAATAAATTATGAAAACGTAAGCAATATTATATTTGATGAATTTGCTTTAACTTCAAGTTATTCTTATGAGATTGACGAAGCCGAACACTTTAAGTCATTATTAGCTACTATAGTTCGACTTCGTAATGATGTGCACGTTTACTTTATTGGTAATATTCTTAGCCCTATTAATCCATATTTCACATTATTTGGAATAAATGCCTTCGGATTGGAAGAGGGTCACACATATACTTATATGGCAAGTGGAGAGTATGAGAATCCCGCTGTAATCGGGGTAGAATATGGCGAAAGAATTACTAAAAATATTAATGACATTCCTAAATTATTAAGAATTAAAGGCAATGAACAGGTCACAGGATTGGAATTTTTCGAACTGCCTAGCGAGGTAATATCAAGTGATGATTGGCTACTACAAGTGTTAGATGATATAGACTTATTCAGAGAACACTATCAGCCTTTATATAGAATAGTAATATCAATAGATGATACAAGGAATTTTAAAAAAATAGGAAATGAATACAAATTTGATTCATATGAGTTTAACATCATACAAGATATATATAATAATCGTTTATACTTTGTTCGTTCGGACAGATTTACAGATTATGGATTATCAATAGACTTGGGAGAAGATTTACCAAAATATAAGCTATGTGATACAGATATTCGCAATCATAATCCTATATTAGATTTATCATTATTAAAAAATCAACCTATTATATATGGCGATATTGACACATATAAATTATTGAATGAGAGAGGTTTTAGATATGGACGAAAATTATAAAAAATTAGAACAATTTAGGCTTGCCATTTTGGGAAAAAAACAACCCAAACAAAGAAAAAAGAAAAAAGAAAAAATTAAATATTGCTTTAATGAACAGTTGACAAAGAAGTAAGTAGTATGCTAGTGTAGTATTATCCTAAAAGAAAGGAGTTAAAGAATATGCTATATTATGGATTGGCTGTTTTTTCAGGAATAATAATTGACGTTGTTACAGGAGTTATTTTTGCAATCCTCACTAAGTCGCTAAATTCTACAAAAATGCGACAGGGTGGACTTCATAAAATTGCCGAGGTCATAGCTGTTATTTTTTCAGCTTATGCGGAACACTCAATGGATATGTTGGAAATTAATGTCGGATTTTCAATTTTTAAAATGGTGTGCACCTATTTAATAATTATGGAGTGTATTTCAATAATTGAAAATTTGGGTAAAATGAATCCGAATGTATTCCCTAAAAAAATCAGCAAGTTTTTTGAGAAAATAAGAAAGGAGATTGATGAAGAATGAAAATTCACGATTTAGCAAACAAGCAGTTTGAATCTATTGATGAAATTACAACAGACATTGCAGAGTCAATAATTGAGATTGACGAAGTCGTAAAAGAAAAGGAACGATTGGAAAAGGAAAAAGAAGAACTACAGGAATCGGTTAACAGCCTAAAGGCTAAAAATTTAGAGCTTTTAGCTATGATACCAGTTGTGGTTGATGATTCACGAAAAGATGAAACAGAAACAAGCGAAGAAATAAAACTTGAGGATATTTATTATTAGAAAGGAGATATAAAAAATGGCAGATTTAAATTTAATTAAAATTGCAAACTATATAAGGCAGAATGCTAGTGCAGACTATCAGAAGAGAGTAGCAGAATTACAGGACGGTGACCCGATTGTAACTTTATCAAATCCGATTTTACAGTATTCAACCGTAAAAAACGAATTTGCTAAAGGTCTTATTAATGTAATCGGCGAAACAATTATCAATAGAATTGCTAAATTCGAAAATCCACTTGCTAAATTTAAGCGAGGTGGTAAAGGATTAGGAATTGATACAAGAGAAATCGCTAAAGGTTTAGTTAGCGGATTTAATTATGAATTTACCACAGACGGAGTTGCTAAGATGTTCAAACTCTATCCGCAGGAATACGCTGAATGCTTCCATAGACTTAACCGACAGAGAGTTTTTCCTTTAACTTTTTCGGAAAAGGAAATGAAACTTGCTATGCAGTCTTGGGAAGATTTAGAAAAGTTCGTTAACGACTTAACAGAAACATTATATCAATCTAATTATCAGGAAGAGTATGAACTTATGATACAGCTCATTCAGTCAGCAGTGCAGAACGACGGAATTAAAACAATCGAGATTAAGGAAGTTACTGACCAGTCAACTGGCAATGACTTCATTGAAGTAGTTAAGGATATTGCAAGTTCATTTAATTTCAGAAATGCAAGCAACTCACCTTGGGGTGCTAAAAATCCTACAACTAAAATTTTACCGGTATGCTCTAAAGATGATACAGCCTTGATTTTACCATATAAAATCAAAAATAAATTATCAGTAGCAACTTTAGCAAGCGCGTTTAACAAGGACGAATTAGCGTTTAACGTTGATAATGTGACCGAGGTTGACGGACTTGGCTACATTAAAACAGGAGATACAGGAGCAGAAAAGTATTATGCAATTGACGCAGTAATTTGCGACAAGAATTTTTTCAGAGTGATTGATGACCCTGACAATGAAGTGAACGGCAATGACTTACCTACTGCACGTGCCTATAATAGATATTTACATATTTGGCAGACACTTAGTACTTCTCCATTCTTTTGTGTAAATGCTTTAGTTCACCAAGTGAAGAAGGAAGATGTTCCAGTTGATTATTTCAATAATCTCATTGAAAGAAACGCCGTTGTTGTTACAGAATAAAAAATTATAAAGGTAGTAGGATTTTTTCCTACTACCTAAAATCTTAAAGAGAGGAGAAGATATAATGAATAGACTTTTGCCTTTTATGTTCAGTCAGAATTTATCGGTTGATAACGCCTTATCAACTCAACAGATTATCCACCAGTTAATTACTAAGATGAACGAAGTAACTGAATATGTATCGAATTGGGAAAGCGACTATAAGGGTTACGTTGACAATAAAATAGCCATTCTATCATCTGAAATTGAATCAAAATTAAAAACTTTGAATAAAGATTTAACTAAGTACATTGATGAAGCAATTACCAACGAAAGAAATTACGTTAATACTATAAACACAAATTTACAGTCACAAATTGATGAACTGGGTAGATTATTCCAAAGACTGTTGAACGAAGCTAAATCAGAACTTAAAACGCTAATTAGCGATACAAGTAAAAGCGACAGAGATTACACTGACAAGCAAATATTAGCTGTTAAAACTCTAATAGCTGAATTAAATCAGAAGTTAGAAGAATTAGCAAGTAAAAGCATTGCAAGTTTTTCTCCAGTAGACGGAAACCTAAAAACAAATGAAGAATGTATGCGAGATATTATGCGAATCGTTCAGAAGTCAGGATTCAGTTTTACTTGGGAAGATATAGCAGAAATAAAAAGTCGTTTACATCTATATAATTATAATTCACTTACAGAATCGGCAAAAATTAATTGGGCAGAAAAAAATTTCATATTTTCTACAATCCCTGAATACAGTAATATGTATAAAGTTGTTGAATCGGGAGCAATTCAGGAAGTTGTTAATATAAAAGCGTATGATGATGGAGTAGGAATATATGTAAAGTTTACCGATACTGACTTTGGAGATATTACAGTAAACGGAAAAGTAGCAGATGTTAAAATCGCAGGTAGTGGCGTATGTTTTAAGCTATCAAACTTTACAGATGTTTATAGCGATGTTAATATTAAAAGCGGAGCTGGAACAGTTAAGGCTTCATTATATGTATATTACAAGAATGGAGTTGATAACTCATTCAGTGCCATAGCCTATAATCTTGATTGTGATTCAATCGAGTATGCGACACATCATCACACAGCCGAAGATTTAGGAAGTTATGCAGGATTAGAATTTACTATGGATAGCGTACTTTTTAATATTAATAATATATTGAACTCACAGTATAGACTTTTTAGGCGAGGTTATAATAAAGAGGACGAATCATCATATTTTTATTATAATTCTTTACCTGAAAAATTAAGGGAAGCAATTAATTTGAATAGCTTTAATAAAGTTCAAACGTTTTTTAGAGATTAGAAAAGGAGAAAGAAAAATGGCAGGTACAAAAAATTTAAAGTTATATCTATGGGAGGGAACAGATTATCCGAATTATGGAACTCCCAACGCAAACTATAATAAGATAGATACAGCGTTTGGAACTATATCGGCACAGGTTACAGAACACACGAGCGATATTGGAACTATTAATAGTAATGTCGATACTATTAATGGTAAATTAGTTACATACGATAATCAAATTAAGGACTTATATGTCGCAGACGCTACACTTGTAAAGAAAATTACTAAAAATGAAACGGACATTGAAAACAATAAAACTGACATATCAGTTTTAAAAAATCGAGTAACAAAAGTTGAAAATGATTCTAACTTATTAAAATATTATCAGATTACCGATAGCGGACTTACTTATCAGACTAAAAAGCAGAAAAAATACAACGCTATGGCTACCTTAACAAGAAATGCGGGAACTGACAATAATAACTTTGCTATTGATTCTGTTACAATAGCCGATAGAAAAGTCATTAATAATATTCACGGGGATATTTATGTAAATATTCCGAAATCAGAGATAGCAAATTATGATTCCGATTTTAAAATTAATATTATTAGTTCATTATTTAGTTCTAACGTAGTAATAGACGCTTCTTATGGACTGTTTTTTGCGGATTCAACATCTGACAATTCAAGCTATAAATTACATTTTATTTTTGATAGTACATATTTTTCACAATTTGAATTATCAATAGGAACTGATACTATGAACGTAGAGTTTTATTTTGAAATTTTACAGTAAAAAAAAATCAGGCTACTACTTCAATAGTAGTAGCCTATTAATTTTAGAAAGGAATATAAAAAATATGAAAATAAATGACCTTTTATTTTTTGTTCTGCAACCTACTAACGGAACAGAACAGGCGTTGTACGATAAAGAGCGGTGGAAATATATTTGGTATGGTGTGTTATCAAATATCTTAACGGGAATATTTGATTATGAAAATGTTAATAGTGTTCTTAGACGAAGAATTGACCAGAGTTTTTTTAATTCAGCTTATGTGTGTGTGTTTAAGGATTCAACCGACAACATTATAGTTGCTCCTGCAAATCCGACAGGCAGGCTAAACGCTTGGAATGAATATAGTACTTTTATGGCAATTATGCCTGACGGAACCGAAAAACAAGTAACTAAGGAAAATGCTGTAATCGGATATAATTATAACATTACAAGCGTTAGCGACAGCGTACTAGCTTGGCAGTACGCACAGTGCATAGCAGAACTTAAAGTCAGTATTGACAACGCTATCATATTAAGTAGAAAGTCAGCGTTATTGGAAGTTCCTGATAAAAACAGCCTTAACGAAGTTCTAACACAATTTAACAATCATACTGTTGGAAATCCTGTAACAGTCTCTTTGAATCGACCCGACACAAATTTTAAAACTTTGAGTTTTTCCACGCCTGAAACTATATCAAGCTACTATGATGGTCTTCGAGACGTTCTAAATGAATTTTTAACGGTAACAGGACTTTCTAGTTTAGTTAATCCAAATAAGAAAGAACGCTTAATAACTAGTGAGATTAGCAGTAATGATGATATTAAAAACACTCTACTTTCTAACAGGATTCAGAACAGAAAAGAGTTTATTGCGAATGTTAATGATAAGTTTGGCACAGATTGGAAAGTAGATGTTGATAGTAATATTATAGATACAGTTAATGGTATCTTTGATTTTGAGAAAGGGGCGAACACGAATGTACAAGAATAATCCGAATTACACTTTAAAATTAATTGACCTTGTAAATATGTATGATAAAAATTTCAATTATGAAAATGTATACGAAAAAGTTAAAAAATTTTTAGATTCAGAAAAGAAATATTTTTATACAGCGGATTCGAACGAATGGAATATATTTATAGAATTTTTCTGTGACACTTTTTTCGATAGGGAGTTGAATTTTGATACATTTTTAGATTTTAAAATCGCTTTTAGAAAGATGTTAAAAAAGTATCAGGATAGGGCTGTCAGATTTGTTACAGTTAAGGCGAATGAATTAAATCCCCTCAATACATATCATAGGGAAAGTGATTCAAATACTAATACTTCACATAATATTGATAGGAACAGCAATAGCGTTGCTGAAAATCACAGCAGTTCTAAAAATCATAGTAATAGCCACAACAACAGTAGTAGTAAAGATTTTAATTTGCATAGTGATACCCCCTCTAACTCTGTTGAAATTGATAACCTTTTTAGTGCAAAGAGCAACTATATTACAGACGCTAATAATAGTCAGGAAACTAATAATAGTACTATGATTGATGATAGCAACGGTGATACTAACAGTAATAGTAATATTACAGATACAGCTAATGAAAACGGAACTAATAAATCATTATACAATGAAGTGTCTAACGGATATGAGGGTAACGCAATAGAGCTGTTACATAAATATCTTGAATTGACTACTAATGTAATGAATATGTATATGGACTGGATAGAGAGCGAACATCTTTTTAGTTCAGTTCTTTATTAAAAGTGAGGTGATAATATGATGAATTTAACACTTTTTAAGAACTTTCCAATAAATGATTATGCTAATCAAGTGTATTACAATACAGAAACAGAGCAAAAAAAAGCGTTTAACTCATACAAAGACGTAATTAAAACTAATTTAGCAAGCTGTAATAAATCGGAAAAAACAATAAGATTAGACATTAATTATTATCATGGAAACAAATACAATTATGGAATGATAGAAGAAGCGAACAAAACGTACTTTATATTCATTACAAGTGTAGAATGGAAAAGTAATCTTACTACTTGTATACTTCATTATGAATATGATTACTGGCAGACTTATTGTCACAGAATAACATTTCAAGATTCTTTTGTGGAACGTGAACACGTTCCAGTTGATACATACGGAGCGTACATCATTGACGAGGGATTACCGATTGATGAATATAAAATCAAAGAATCTGTAATATTAAACGGAGATGATAAGGGAATGTATTTTTGTTTAGCGTGTACTGACACATCAGGAGTATTACAAACAGGACATTCAGGGGGAACAGCCATTTCAAACACTTGCCAACCATCTAAATATGAATACAGTACTAGCATTATTTTTTCAGATGATTTGGAAATAATGAATGTTTTAATTCGTATGCTTACACTTAAAAATAAATTAGACGGGGTTAGTGGCTTGTATATGATTCCCAAATCTGCAATACCCGACAACATAAAGGAAACAGCCTATTTTGTTGACACTGGAGACCCTATCAATTATGTGGGAATAAATAAAAATCAGGCTGAAATGCTAAAGTATCAGGTTAACCGCCCTACCAATATTGACGGATATACACCGATTAATAATAAATGCTTTACTTATCCATATTGCTTCGCCAATTTTACAAACAATAACGGTAATTCAATGAAAGGGCAGTTTGAACTATCAAACGATAAAAGCAAGATTGACTTTTATTATTACTTTCCGTGTGTTGAAGCTAATACTAGCTTCGGCTATTTAAATGAATATGACGGCGTTGTTAAAAATCTCGATTATTCAATTCAGGGTCAAACTAACGTTGAACTACCTTTTGTAACTAACAGCTTCGCTAGTTATATGGCGGCTAACCAAAATAGTATTTCAAATCAGTATTCTACTTTAGAAAATAATACAAAGATAGGCTTTATAAAAAACTGGGCGGGATTCCTCGGCGGACTTGCAAGCGGAAATGTTGGCAGTGCTGTTAGTTCAGTTACAGGGGCAGTTGATACAGGCATAAATTACTACAACCAAAAAAATGCAATGGATTCTGCATTGAAAGACCAGGAAAGTAAAGCAGATGTCCCCCACGGTGCTTTTACAGGTGTTGCGAATATTACCGTTGGGCAGATAGGATTTAAAGCACAAACAGTTACTATTACAGCTGAAAACTGTAAGATGATTGACGATTACTTTTCAATGTTCGGTTATAAAATCAATCAAATAAAAGTTCCTAAATTCGACAGTCGCCCATATTGGAATTATATAAAAACAAGTGGCGTTAACTTGATAGGTAATATTCCGCAGGACGCTTTGAATGTAATTAAACAGATGTTTGATAATGGAACAACTATTTGGCATTCGATTAATTATGTGTATAAGTATAACGAATATAAAGAAGCTAATCATAGATAGTGAGGTAATAATATGGCTAAAATATACAGGGATAAGTCAGGGAGCTACTATGGAAGTAGTAGCTATCTGACAGAAAAACAGCAAAAATTTAATGCTAAATGCGTGCTTAAATACTGCAAACAATTAAGTGATTTAGGGTGGAGTAATAACTCTATATGTGCCGTACTTGGAAATATCTCTGCTGAATCAACTGTAAATCCTATGCTTAATGAAGTAGGGGGGTCAGGGTATGGACTTGTACAATGGACTCCAAAAAGTAATCTACAAAAAAGAGCAAAAGCAATCGGTAGATATAATACTTATAACACTATGTATACTCAGCTATCAGTAATAGACTACGAAGCAAAAAACAATCTGCAATGGATTAAAACAAGCGACTATCCTATCACATTTAAAGAATTTATTAAAAGTACAGAAAGTATACTTTATTTAACTGGAGCTTGGCTAAAAAATTATGAGCGACCCGCCGACCAGTCGCAAGCTAACATATTAAAAAGATACAACGGAGATTCTAACGGACATATAGGGAGTAAAGAGTGGAATGATATACTTGATTTTAATTTGGTTGATGATACAAGTATAACAGGATTTTTGAACTGGTGTGAAACAATCGCCAACAATAATAAATATTTATACAAGTTGGGAGCAGGTCACGGCGTTCCTTGGACGTATGACGGATATTACTTTGACTGTAGTAGCTTCGTTTCATTCGGATTACATAATGGTGGGGGCTATGCTTTACAAACTCAATTTACCACAGCAAATCAAAAAACAGAGCTTGAAAATTTAGGCTTTAAAATAAAAAAATTTAAGTCTAAATCTGAACTTATAAGGGGCGATATACTTTTTTATAATTTTGACGGAGAGGGTCACACGGAAGTTGTTTTCGAAAATGATTTATCAGGAGCAACTAAATTAGTCGGAGCACATAATGATACTTTACCACCTGATGAACAAATAAGTATTCGAAGTTATTATGATGATAAATGGCAGTATTATGCGAGGACTGATAGTGATGACCCACCATTACCTGAACCAATCCCACCCATTCAATTTAGATATAATCAACGTTTTTGCCCTTTTGTTTTCCCCCGAATGAGATAAAAAATACCCTGACTAATTATTTAGTCAGGGTTAAACTTTCTATAAGGTATATTTTAAATCGGTACACCCTACATCTGTAACAAACTGCTTCCAACGAACTGGAGTAATTAAAGTAGCGGGACAGCACTTTCCGTTGATGTCGTAATGTCGGGCGATATATCTAATATTCGGACATTTACGTCTAATGTATTTGATTAATTTTTTAGTTCTTTTTATTTGCTTTCTATTATAAGGCTCTTTATAAGTAGAAGAACAAAGCTCAATAGATACTGTATTCTTATTATTAAGAATATTATAATACTTTTTTCCACCGTCACCCATTACTCCCCCGCCAACAGCGTTTGCAATGTATTTAAGTGGAAGTGAACGACCTGCATATCCTTTTCTGTCTGTAAAATAATGAGCCCCCGCATATCGAGTATTTGACGTTGCAAAAAAATCTACATTATTTCTTGCCGTGTCAAAACTTCCCGAAGTCCAATGTATCACTATTCCTTTAATATCTGTTAACTTTCGTGTTCCATCATAACTATATGCTTTCGCTAATCTTTTATACATAACTTAACCCCTTTCTATTCTAATAATCTGTATACTTGCTTAATATTCTTATCAGATTATCAGCTGTATATCTGCTTTCTGCTGTTCCTCTACTTGCTACAGCTTTCTCAATATCTTCTATATCAGTCAGTAAAGCATAGCCAGTTACAGTTTTGTCGGCAATTCTCAAATTTTCTAATTTAATATTATACTCGGTTGGCTCTCTCAACTCTTTAATTATTGATTGAATAGGGTAGCCAAGCTCTAAAGCTACCCTTGTAAATTCAATCCCAGTATTAATATTAATATGTAGATTATTGTCAATATCATATTTATTCAT